GTTTAGTCTGCAAAATAGACGGAATGATTTCTTTAAAGAGGTCAGCCATTGAACTTACACTCCACCATCATCTCAGTTAGACATGCGGTGAGGTTGAGTTCCTGATCAGCCACAAACGCTGCCTGATATTGATACTTGGCGAGAATCAAAACTGCATTTGGAATGGTAGACTTATCCATGACATCATAGAGGCTGTCATAGATTTTACGATAAATGCGAGCAGGATCGTCTGTTCCGAAATCTGCCACCCACTTTCTCATTGCTCCAAAGTTTTGATCCCGAAGAGCAGAAACAAGATCACTGAGTGAAACATCAGCAACACTTGAGAGAATGCCAGCATCAATCTTTCCACTGATAGAATATCTTTGAAGTTCATTCAGAACTCGACGATAGTCAGGGAAATGCTTTTTGACAACTTCAATCAACACAGTCTTATCAAATGGGATCTTTTCTGTATTCAAGATTTCTGTTGCACGCTTCATGAATGCAACTGCCATCTTTGGCTTGTCGTCTTTACGCAGTTTAAACTCAATCACAGCGCAACGAGAATGCAATGGCTCAATGATGCGACTCTTATAATTGCAAGTCATGATGAATGTGCAGTTATGAGCAAACTCTTCCATCGCAGCGCGCATGGCTGGCTGAGTTGAGTTTGGATTCAGATAATCTGCTTCATCGATGATGATGACTTTCTTGCCACCATTCAGAGAAACTGCACTTGCATAGTTTTTAATCTTGACTCGAAAAGTATCAATGCCTGATTCGTCCGAGCCATTGATCATTAGATAGTCGCAACCGATCTCGTCACACAATGCACGAGCAACGGTAGTCTTACCTGTGCCTGGAGTGCCGCAAAGCAAGAGATGCGGAATCTCTTTGCGGTCAACATAAGATTGGAAAGTGCTTTTGTATTCATCAGGAAGAATACAATCGGCAATAGTATGAGGACGGTATTTTTCAACCCACAATGCTTCATTCATAATATAACTCCTGATTGTTTATTCAGTCACTATTCTACGCCATTTTCCGTTTGTCATCAAGTACATCTCGCCATCAGGACCGACGGTCATACTTGCGGTTACACGCTTTTCCGTTCCTGGAACAAATTTTGGACCAAAACTGATTGTGCCATTTGGTGGTGCAAGTTCACCATACTCAGTGCCTATGTTTAACTTGCCATTGTAACCAGCGGCTTTGATTTCTTTTATTGCTTCGCACTTCTCGGCATCAGGAAGAACAGCAGCAGCGGCTACAATGCCACCACCAGCAACACCACCAGCAAGACCAAGATACTTGAAAAAATTACGCCTTGTTGCCACGTTTGTGCTCCCAAATTGAATATAACCCAATACCTACAACCAAAAGAACTGGAGGGGCAGAGGCGGGAAGCCAAAGGTAGATGGAGTTGACAAGAGCAACTACCATAAACACGACTAGGAATATTCCTAATTTTACATCATCTTTATGCATAATATAACTCCGAAAAGAGGTTGGGGTGGAGGAGGTGAACCCTCACAGCGGCAGTCTGGCGGATTGTGCTGTCAACAAGAACAGTTGCACCCCAAGTTTTTATTTAGCCACGCTTTCGTAAACTTCAACGAAATCGTTTTGTTCTGCGAGTTCTTCCTCATAATTACGCTTGTGGTAAACTTTCGCCAGTTTACGACTCAACTTCTTGGGAATTTCACACTCATCTTGCATCTTCTGAAGAATCTCTTTAATGAGATCTCGTTCGGCTTCAATGCGAGTGAGTGAGTTTGAAATTTCCTGGAGACATCCAAGAACTTTTGCTTTATCTACTTTCATCATTATTCTCCAAACGTCGATGAACCTGCTTCAATTGCGATGTAATACGTCACATTTGCAGTTTTGTGTTTGAAACGAGACAAACCTTTCTTGGCGATCTCAATGTCATACGATCCTTCAATCAACTTGAAATGTTCTGCACGCATAACAACGCGGAACTTCTTATTATCCTCGACGGTTCCGATTTCAATTTTCGATTGATCAGCCGAATCATCCTTCACATCTGTAGCGATGAAATAGATTGTCGAACCATCACTCTCAAACACAAAATGTGGAGAACCAGAGATTCCAGCAGAACGCTTCATCCATTCAATATCTTCTTGTGAGAGACTGAATGAGCAATCAGATTCACCAAGAGTAATCGTCTTCTCTGGCGGAACAATGATTGTTTTTGGTGAACAATACTTGATGTAATCAGAACGCTTCTTGTTTTCAGTGCTGATGTTAATGCGATCGTCGCCGAAAGAAAGATGTGCTTCTTTATAAAGAGAAATTTTAGCCAAGAATTTGTTCAAATCATGGATTGCAAATTCTTTCGGGAAGGTTTCATCGACAGTCGCCTCAACGAAGATTGTGCGCTGTTCGGAGATTGTCTTCAATGTATCACCCTCTTTGAATTGAATTCCAGAGTTGATACTTGAAAAATTTTTCAAGATGTTCACAGTATTATCAGAAAGTTTCATAATTAACGACCTCATTTGCTTCAACACGATTATTATATAACGAATCAACCAACTTGTCAACCCTCAAGGTCAACTCATCTAACGAACAATTATTATCCATCACAATATCATAATGTGAACCAACCCAAGCCCATTCTGAATAATGAACTTCTGGATATGCATTGCGCATTATTTCTTGTTTGTTATAGATATTGCACTCGCGAGCAAGCGCAAACCATTCTGGATCTTCACCGCGACGAACACGAACAACCTTACCACCAGACTTTATGATTGCATTAATCTCGTTTGGAAAACGAACATCAGCAATCACGTGATTGTGCCAAGGATTATTCTCACATCGACGCATTGTTGTATGAACCCAGAGGTCAGGGTGAAATACATCACGACCTGCCTCTGTGCCCATTAGCTGGAGTGCTAATCTTGGTGAGAACTCACGACCGAGTTTTTCTGACCACCATACATCTGGTTGTTCGCGCCATGCTCTGGATTCTAAAGTGTCACCCTCAAGCATGGAGCGATTCCAACCAAAGATTGTGGCACAGGCGTCTTTGACGCTATTTGCAAAACTCTCTTTTTCGAAATCATGACGATCGACCAAGAGATCTGCAACTGTGCCTTTACCTGCTCCAATAAAGCCAATCAAACCTACAATCATAACAAAATCTCTTTATCAGAGAGAGCCAACAAAGTTTGCAACGGCTGGCATATCACCAGTGAATGCATAGGTTCCAATGTGATGCGTCTTCATCCATGGGCACAACCAGATGCTGCCGCCCATGTTACGCCACCACTGGCAGAACATGTAGTCTTCAGACAAGTAACGATCGGAACCCTTGCCGCCATTCACAACGCTATCAATGACTGTATCAAAGTAAGCATGGATATAACGCGAGCCATCGAAGTTTGCCTGACCGACATGATCTGGACGATAACGAAGTTGTGGATATTGTTCTTTAAACTTATCAAACACTTCACGCTTGACCATCATGAAGCCAGTACCGATTTCAAGGACTTCAATTGGTTCAGCAACAGAGAACTTCTCGGTGCCAGGAACTGGATTGAAGACAAAATCTCCAGCCAATTTCTCCATATCACTTGGTTCAATGTTTGGGTGCTTCTTCACGCCTTCCTTGATTGCTCCCCACTTGATCGATTTCTTTGGATATGGACCACCAACAACTTCTTTATCCAAAGCAAGAAGTGCGACGACATCTCGCGGATCAAAGTGAATGTCAGCATCGATAAAGAGCAAATGAGTGAATCCTTCTGCGCGCAAGAATTCGTCAACAAGATAGTTACGAGCGCGAGTGATCAGAGACTCATTAAAGATGAATGAGAATCGAACTTCAATACCATATTGTGAACAAACGGATTGGAGGTCAAGACAGGATTTAACATACATGCCATGGGCAGAACCGCCATACATGGGTGTTGCAACAAATAGTTTATTTTTGCGCAACTGTTCAACAGATACTTCTAACTGCATAATTATTCACTCCAGTTGTAAAATTTTCTAATAACATCAATAATCTTAGACTGATCATCGAGATTTTCGTTGACCATTGTCTCTATATAGTCCATGAGTGTCAACGAACCCATTATATTCGAGATTTTTGTCGCACGAGAATTCTTAAATTTATCGTCTTGATCATCCTTGCGATCCACATGACGCTGTTCTTTGGTATCATGTGACGCAGTTAGAACAAGAACTTTAAAATCATTCGGAAACGATTCCGAAAGTTTATCTAAAAGTTTAGCGTTAAACAAACGATCGCCTTCGAAGATCACGTTCACATTTGCATTTTCATAATCTAATTCCATGAAGAACTTCTCAGCGTCTGGTTGTACAGCCATTGACAAACGATCTGTTCCCTGAAACACATTACCATCATTTGCATATTTGCCAAGAATATACAGATTTAATTTTTCTGAATACATGGCATCAAGAAGTTTCTGTGGCTTACAGATCTTCCAATCATCAGCCATCGAAATCAACTTGAACATCAGAGTAGTCTTGCCAGTTGCTGGCTCACCACCCATCGCAATCACTCTCACCATATAGCCTCCAGTCCTTGTTTCGGGACTTCCTCATCATCAAACATCCAATCTAGTTTTTCTATTCTACCTGTTCTCAAAAAGAAAGTAAACTTTTCTTTGTTGATTTTACTTCTAGGAGCAAGTCTTTCATCTAGTGTCTCATTGCGTGCTTGCCATAAGACGTTCCATTCAATGCCAGCCCAACCATCTTGTTCTGCTTGCATGATTTCTTCAGACTGACGATCGAGATAATATCCAAGATAACGTCCATGGTGTTCACGAAAGATTTTCTTGAACGAACAAAGGCAAGTTTCCATCGTGAA